TAATGGTTAATACTTTAACAGGATGTTATAAAATATTTATAGATATTTACAAAATAAATGATATTGTTGTGAAACTAATATTTAGAAAAAAAGAAGATATAATATCAAAACATTCAATCAAATGTTTATGTAATAAATGTATTGTATATAATTTACATATTTTAGAATGTAATTGTTATGACAATTTAATGTTAATCGGTGATGACGAAATATATAGGTCTGATAAAATAATAGATAATGATTATCCAGATATAGAACTATTTGATGAACATTATGTATTACCAAAAGTAAAGACGTACAAAAAAATTATTGACTATGAACATAGAAAGAATATGATAGTCAAATGTAATGACATTGAATGGCAAAAACAACACGTTGAAGACGTATTTAATAAACAATTAATGAAAAACATTATTAAAGTTTAATTTAATAAAATTTTATTTATAAATATATACCAATCCACACACGAATATAAAAATATTATCAGACAATATACGCAACATCGTGAAAAATTAACTCGAATATGCAACGCCACCCATACCGCTCATCACACGTAAAATGTTGTAAGAGTACCCATAGATGTACAATTCAGTGTCCTTGGCATAGTCAAGTTTAAGTGCCGAGTTTTCACGGAGACGGTCACCAAGAGTGATATCAAGAATGGTGTTATCAATACGACTCAAGTTGGTGGTTCCGGATGGTTGGTGCTTTTCAGGAGACAGTGCAAAAGAATACACGTTAATACCATCGGCTGGTGTTCTGGTGTGATGGTTCTGTGTCTGGTAATAGTTGAAATAGTTTCCAGACTTGGTTTCAATACGTTTGTGTCCATTGAGTTGGATATTACCATGCATAACAGGGTTTCCACGTCCATCAAGGCGTAGACCATAGTTGTTAGGTTGGGTAACGGTAACATCACGGTGGACACAACGGCTACTATCATTTGCAGAGCGATAGTCATATGAAAAATCTTCAATAGGAACGGACACATCGTTGAGGTTAAGGCGATGTTTAACTTCAACACAGTTAATAGACACATTACATCCGTTGGTATGTCTTACTTCTACAACAGCAGAGTCGATAAGGTCGAACATTTCAAAGGTGTCATTACCTAGAAGAGTGAAATCATCACACAGAAGAGTATCGTATACATATACCTTAATATCGGTGTTGTTGATGTCAGACATACAAGTTTCAGTGGTACTACCGCAAGAAGAAGTACCGCAACTAGATAAGCTTGAAACATCGTGATTAATAAGATTTACTGCAACACGATGTCCATCATTATCTTCTTCACTTTCTACTCTGTGAACACGACGTCCTTCAATGCATCCATGATCATCACTAATGCATGGAGGGTTAATAAACACACATCCTTCTACAAGGTTCTTTGCAGCATAATCAAGTGCAGCAGTTTTCCATGCGCTATCATCATTGGTATAGCACAAGAAACGACCACGACCACCAGCAAATTGCCTCTTGTTTCCTTTACCACTAAAAGCACCTAATTTAAGTGCCCAGATGAGTTCCTTGGTAGGATGATTGTAGTTAATTTTAACCTTTTGGTTAATTGATTGAGTACCACCATTGCTATACACGTTTTCAGCACCGGTGTATTGAACCTGTGTGAACAGATATTCATGAGCAAGTTGAGCATATTTGCGTCGTTCGGAACTTTCGAGATAGACATAGTCAATCAAAAGTCCAAGGTCAGCAAGAGTGTAGTTGCTCAGATTAGGAGCTTCACCGGTATAGACCATCAGTTTTTCGATGGGAGAAAGATATAAATCTAAACGAACTTCATGATATTGAAGAGCAATCAGAGGAAGTGCCAGACCATAATTCTGACAGAACCAGAACTGAAGGGGGATCAGAAGTTCTGCAGCAGGAAGAAGAACTTCAGAACGTCCATCATCTGCTTCCTTACCGGTAAGAGTAGTGAGTTCATCAACATCACCAATTAATTCATTGTATCCACGTTCTTGTTCTTGAGTATGAGTAAGTTCATACCAGATATCCATCCATGTTCCATATTGTTTATCAATACTCATACCACCAACGAATAATTCAGCGTGTTGGATAAGAGCATGTCCCAAACGACGAACATATGCGATTTTATTAAGTTTGTTACCAACAACATCTGAACGAACTGCAGGAAGTCTTACACGAACTGCAGTTTTAGTCATCAAGTCACCGTTACGTTGAATAATAGTAGTATGACGACCAAAAGAACGTCCTTCATATGATTGTTCAATTGCTTCTAGAGCAAAGTTAGTATGGCGACGGTAAATAACCTTAAAAAAAGTAATACTGGGATCACCAGTAAGATATACATCTTGTGCTCCATTTGCGACTAGACTGATAAGTGCTCCTCCGGACATTGTGAATTATATTATCAATTTATAAAAAAAATTTTTATTATTTTTTATTTTTTATATGTTATTAATAATTTATAATTTATATAAACTCGATATATATTTTACTATATATCCTTTTACATATATCGTTGATAAATAATCATTTATTTTTTAACGCATTTTGTAATATCATAAAGAATTAACATATATTTAAATTTATTAATGTCTATTGCTGATTACAAATACAAACCTGACAAACATATTTTTATTCAAAACACAAGAACGATTGACGAAACACATCGTGAGTATATTGATAAGTTTAAAAAAGAAAATGAAAATTTAATTGTTAAAAAAACACAGTTAAATAATATGAAAGACAAATTAAATGAATTAACACAAAATGTTGTTTTTAATAATTTAAGTAAAATAAATGAACTCAAAAAAAACATAAATAATTTAGAAAATGATATTAAAAATACTGAAAATCATATATCTGAAGTAAATTATTATGGTAAAATAGGTGAGGTATTATTTCAATATTATGATATTACTAATGGGATGTTATATGGAAAATTTACAGATGAACCGAAAAATATAATCAATATTTCTAATGAAGAAACATCAAAAATTAAGATAAGTAATGAACTATTAGAACTAACTAATCTAAATAAAAAAAAGAAAGACAAAAAACCTGTTAAAAAAAGAACTACATTTACAGAGGAACCAGAAAAAAATATTTTGAGTTATGTAAAAGATATTAGTATTATTGAAGAAGAAGATAAAATAAAAAAAGATAATATATGTAAAGCAACTTTACAAAATGAATATCTAATGATGGTAGATAAAGATTATGCATGTACTAAAGTAAAAACAAATGTTATTAAAAAATGTAAAAAATGTAATATTGATAAAATTATTATATATAATGATTCAATTATAACTTGTTCTAAATGTGGTGAAAGTGATGTTATATTCATAGAATCAGATGTTCCTACAAATAGAGAAAATTTTACAGAAAAACCTAAATATCCATATAAAAGAATAGGTCATTGTATAGAGAAATTAAACCAGTTCTTATGTAAAGGAAATATTAATATTCCTTCATCTGTTTATAATATTATCAAGGATGAACTATTTAAACACAATATGAAAATGTCTGATATAAGTATTGATTTTATAGAAAAAATGTTGCACAAACATAGATTAAGTTCCTATTATGAATATGTTTATTTTATCTATTGTAAAATGACAAATACAAAACCACAAACAATAACAAGAGAACAGCACGAATTAATTATCAAAATATTCTGTAAAGCAGAAGAATTATATGAAGAAAAATATAAACCATATAATAGACATAATTTTATTAAATATACTTTTATTCTACATAAAATCTTTATTATGATTGGTAAAGAAGAAATTGCTAACCATTTTAAATTATTAAAAAGTCAAATAAAAATGAAAGAACAAGAATCCATTTGGTTACAAATTTGTTCTGATCCAGATTGGAAATTTTAATGTGTGTTATTTCATATCTATAAAATATATAAATATAAAATATTACAATGAGTAACAGTTTTTTTAATAATGTAGATACTTCATCTGATGAAGAATTTGAAAAAAAAGAAGATTTGTCTAGATATACTGTTGTTGATGCATCTAATTTAACTGCAGACCCTGTTATTGAAGCACAAAAATATTGTTTATTATCATTTATGTCACCTGAAGGTATTATGAATTGTAAAGTTCGTGCTGTTAAATTTAGAGGTGCATTTCCTACATTAGAAGAAGCCAAAAAATATGCCGAAAAATTAGAAAAACACGATGAATATTTTAAGATTTTAGCAGGTGAAACAGGTAAATGGTTAGACTTTGACCCACCTATCACACGAATTGAAAAAGAAGTTTCATCTAATGAAAAATATCAACAAATTCTAGACACGCAAAATAAACAAAGATTGGAAGAAATGAACAAACTTGCAGGAAAATATAAAGAGTCAATCGAAAAGAAAAACAAAGGTCAAGAAATGAGAAAGAAAGAACTTACAAAAACAAATGCAGCCAACAATGTTTTAGAAAAACACGAGAGAGAAAAAAATGGAACCTTAAATGATAATCTAGATAATGGTACTGAACAAAATAACAATCTTGAACAAAATGATAGTCCTGTACAAAATAGTCTAGATAGTGGTCTAACTAGTAGTCAAACGAGTAGTCAAACAAGTAGTCAAACTAGCAGTCAAAGTAGCAGTCTAACCAGTAGTCAAAAAACAAAAGGTCGTGATGCTATTTTTCAAAAACAAATGGACAAATTAAGAAAGAAATTACAAGAAAAGAAAGAAGCAACAAGTTCTGCAACAAGTTCTGCAACAAGTTCTGCAACAAGTTCTGCAACAAGTTCTGCAACAAGTTCTACAAATACTTCTACTAATACTTCTACTAATACTTCTACTAATACTTCTACTAATATTTCTACTAATACTTCTATTTCTACAGACAATATCAACAAAATGAAACAATATGTAGATAAAAAACAATAATTTATTTTTTCTGTTTATTTATAAATATGTAGTTTATAAATATATATGTTTAAAACATTTCTATTAACTGTATTTATAATAGGTATAATGATGATGGTTATGGATATGAACAAATATAATGTTTGTACTCAACCAAAAACAATTTATAAATTCATACCTAGAACATTTCAAGAAGAATTATCATTATCACCACAAGCATCTGATGTTTTTAGAACAATGTTTAAACAACCTGACCCGTGGATAGAAAGTATTGACAATTTAACAATGTCAAAACGAGAGGATATAAATCAGTTTTTCATTACACAGATGTAAGAATTAGTTGTTTTAATTAATTTGGTATATAGATACAATAGGTGTTTGATAAAATGAATTTGCTATCATATTTGTATACATAAAATAAAAATTATCACCAGTATTAAAATTATATATCATATTAATATTGAAAGTTAATACTATTCCTGCATTAAATGTATTGCCCAAATTTGTGATACTACTAATTTGAACTGGTAGATTATCATTTATTATTATATTAATTACTCCTTCTGCATAGTTTGATTGTTGTTGCTCTGTTATAAACACTGTTATACTTCCATTAATTAAATAAATACCTGTATTATTTATTGTAAATGTTGTATAACTTGATGGATCATTATCAGGATAACCATCTATACCATTATTTATTTGTTTTGCACCAAAATATATTTTTTTATGTGATCCAATATCCATTAAAACCTGTATATAATTACCATAGTATGATATATATTGATTAAATCCCCCCCCGTTATCACCTTTATCACCTTTATCACCTTTCTCACCTTTCTGTCCATTTTGTCCATTTCTACAAACCATCATTTCTCTACAATTTGTTTTACTATTAGTTTTACAACAACTCATTTATATTATTAGTTCTTATTTTTTTGTAAAG